GTTCTACTGGTTCAATTCCATTCATGCATGTGGTAGATTCTCAGATGTTAGCCTTTAATCAAGGCACAACTAGAAGAGGTTCTTATGCTGCATATATGGATGTAAGTCATCCAGAGATTGAAGAGTTTATAAACATGCGTAAAGAATCTGGTGGAGATATAAATCGTAAATGTCTTAACTTACACAATGGTATTAATATAACAGATGCATTTTTAGAAGCTGTAAAAAACAATGACCATTGGAGATTAATTGACCCTAAAACTAATGAAGCTGTAAAAGTTATAAATGCTAGGGATTTATGGTGGCAAATTATACATGCTAGAGCAGAGACAGGTGAACCCTATATGATTAATATAGATACTTGTAATAAACATTTACCAAAAGAACAAAAAGATTTAGGTCTAAAAATTAGACAGAGTAATTTATGTTCTGAAATTACTTTACCTACAGATGAAGAAAGAACAGCAGTATGTTGTTTGTCTTCAGTTAATTTAGAACACTTTGATAAATGGTCTAAAGATGAAAACTTTATATCAGATTTAATTACAATGCTTGATAATGTTATAGAGCATTACATTGAAAACGCAGTAGACACATCACAATTAGGAGGATATAGTGCAAATTTTAAACGATTCCAAAATTATGTTAGAGAAGGTAAAGAAGGTTATATTAAATCTGCCTATTCGGCATATAGAGAAAGAAGTCTCGGCTTGGGTGCAATGGGTTTTCATGCATATCTACAATCTAGGAACATACCTTTTGAAGGTATTTTCGCAACTGGATTTAACCACAAAGCTTTTGTATATATTAAATCAAGAGCAACTGAAGCAACTAAAAAGTTGGCTATCGAAAGGGGCGAAGCTCCTGACATCCACGGTTCAGATAGGAGAAATGCTAATCTCATGGCTATTGCTCCTAATGCTAGTAGTGGGATTATATGTAGTGGGACTTCTCCTAGTATTGAGCCTTATAGAGCTAATTGCTATACTCATAAAACTTTGTCAGGGAGTTACCAAGTTAAGAATAAATATCTTGAAAAGGTTCTTAAATCAAAAGGATTAAAAGGTAAAAAGTTAGAAGAAACATGGAAAGACATTGCAGGGTCTGACGGTTCTGTACAGCACTTAGATATTCTTACTGATAATGAAAAAGAAATATTTAAAACTGCAAATGAAATTAACCAGATATGGATTGTTGAACATGCATACCAACGACAACAGTTTGTATGTCAAGCACAGTCTGTAAATTTATTTTTTACTTTACCAAAAGCAACAGAGAGTCAAGATGTTCATGACGAATACATGCAATATGTAAACGATGTTCATTGGTATGGTATGAATAAACTTAAATCACTCTACTATTTTAGGTCTAACGCAGCTAGAAGTGTAGAAAATGTAAACATTAAAATTCCAAGAATCAAGTTAGATGATGTGGAATGTATAGCCTGTGAGGGGTAAAATGAAAGTAGAAATATTATATGATGCTTTGTACAATAAATATAAAGCAAAACAAACAGAAGCTTTGTGTAATCTTCAAATGTATTTTATAGAAGGTGTAGGTGTAGCAGACCACCCTGATACAGTAAATACTGTAGCTAAGTTATTTGAAGAGTATGCAGAAGCAACAGAGTATTTAAAATTATTGAGGGAGAATAGACATGAGTTTGCTGGGCAATAGAGATTATTATAAACCATTTGAATATCCATGGATGTTTGATTACTATGTATTACAAAATCAAATGCATTGGATGCCGGAGTCTGTACCATTACATACAGATGTAAAAGACTGGCAAGATTTAAATGACAAAGAAAAGAATTTACTTACACAAATATTTAGATTGTTTACACAATCAGATGTAGATGTAGCTAGTGGATATATAGATAAGTATATGCCTATATTTAAAAAGCCAGAAGCTAGAATGATGATGTCATCTTTTGCCAACATGGAATCTATACACCAACATGCCTACAGCTTATTACTTGATACAGTAGGTATGCCAGAAATAGAATACAAAGCTTTTGCAGACTATGAAGAAATGGCAGACAAGCACGACTATGTTGGTAACTTTAAACCAAGCAAAGCAAACAAAAAAACTATTGCAAAAACTTTAGCAGTTTATTCAGCATTTACAGAGGGACTACAGTTGTTTAGTAGCTTTGCAATCTTGTTAAACTTTCCTAGATTTGGTAAGATGAAAGGCATGGGTCAGATAGTTACATATTCTATTCGTGATGAATCTATGCATGTAGAAGCTATGACTAAATTATTTAGAAAGTTTATACAAGAAAACTTAGATATATGGACTGATGATTTTAAGAAAGAGCTATACGAAATATGTAGACAAATGGTTACACTTGAAGATAAGTTTCTTGATTTAGTATTTGAAATGGGAGACTTACAAGGACTAACAAAGAAGGATATGTATGCTTACAATAGGTATATAGCTGACAGAAGATTATTACAACTTGGTCTTAAAACTAATTATGACCAAAGAGAAAATCCTCTTGGTTGGATTGATGAAGTTATGGGTGTTGAGCATCAAAACTTTTTTGAAGGTAGGGCAACAACATACATGAAAGCAGGGTTAAGAGGTAAACAAGATAACATAACATTTAGTGATTTAAATGAGTAGAGAAAATAATGATACTGCTTGGTACATTAAATGGGCTTCTAGTTTTGTTATTGTTTGTGCTATGTCCTTAAGAGGTATAGAGGGTATGCAGTTAGTAGATTTAATATTATCTATTATAGGAGTATCTGGTTGGTTATGTGTTGGATTATTGTGGAAAGATAGAGCATTGATTATTTTAAACGCAGTAGGTTTATCTTTATTATTTAAAAACATATTAACATATATTTTATAACATGAAAAAACAAGAAGCAAAATTATTACAGTACACTTTATTATATGATAGGTCTGGTAAGTTAATTACAGAAAGAATAAACACAGATATTAGTAAACTAAAACCTTACTTTAGTGTAGAAGAATACTCTACATTACAAACTCTTATGAGAGAAGGTACTGTAAAATTAGATGAAATACATAGCTATTTAGAAGAAACTTTAAATGCTAGGAGAATGACAGATTGAAGTGGGCTAGTTTATTATTAGGGTTACTAACCTTACCTTTATTATTTAATGTTACACCATTAGAAGTAATGAGGTTAAAAACTTTTGATGCTTTTGTACAAACACCAGAACCATCCGGTAACTTTGTAATTTTAAATATTACAGAAGAAGATGTACAAGCAAGAGGTGGTTATCCCTTTCCTAGACAAGACTTAGCAGAGATACAAATAGACTTACTAAATAAAGGTGCTTTAGGTGTAGGTTGGGTTATATTATTTCCACAATCAGATAGGTTTGGAGGAGACGAAGTTTTTAAACAATCTCTTTCTTATGCTCCTAGTGTACTAGCCATGCCAGAGTTTGACAATGGAGAATATCCTAAAACTCATGGTACTGTTTTACTTGGACCAGATGTAGATTTACCAAAAGCAAAAGGGTTTTTACAAAATATACCAGAGCTTCAAGAAGTATCAGCTCAAGGTGCTGTATCTGCTCCTGTAGATGTAGATAATCTTGTAAGAAGAATACCTTTATTACAACAAACTCCAGAAGGTTGGGTAGCTTCTTTTGGAACTGAAGTATTAAAAACTTTAGTAGGTGCTAACACTTACCAGATAAAAACAAATGATAATGGTGTAGAGCAAATAAGAGTTCGTGGTCTTAATCCTATAACTACAGATAGTCTCGGTAGAAAGTGGATTAGTTGGGTTGATACACCACAAACTACACTATCTGAAATGAGTGTTGAAGGTAAGTTTGTATTTGTAGGTGTTACTGCAGAGGGGGTAATGCCTACTTTAGCTACACCAAATGGGCTATTAGAGCCTCACAAGATACAGTCTGCCCTTGCAGAAAGTATTTTGATTGACTCTCCGTTCATACCTGACTATAGATTGTTCTTAGAACTGTTAATATTATGCTTTTCTGGTCTTCTCATAGCTTTTGTAATAAGTTATTTTGGTATAACATGGGGTGTAGTATTAGCTGGAGTTTCAATAGCTTCTGTAGCTTCTCTTGGATATTATTTTATAAGCATTGGATATTTAATAGATGTTACATGGAGTATGACATGTATGACACTTTTAGCTTTACAACAGTTCTATTTAAATTTTAGAACTCAATACAAACTTAGACAACAAATAAAGAAACAGTTTGAACATTATCTTGACCCAAGACAAGTCAAACAATTACAAGACAATCCAGAACTTTTAAAACTTGGTGGCGAAAGAAGATACTGTACTTTTTTATTTACAGATGTTAGAGGTTTTACTTCACTATCAGAAAAATTAGAACCAGAACAAGTAACAGAAATAATGAACAAAGCTTTGACAATACAATCAGATGCAGTTAAAAAGTATGGTGGTATGGTTGACAAATATATAGGCGATGCAATGATGGCAATCTTTAATGCTCCATTAAATTTAGATATGCACGAAGACAGAGCAATACTAACAGCTATAGAAATCAAAAAGAAAATGAGAGAGGCAGGACTAGGCATTGATATTGGCATTGGTATTAATAGTGGAGTCGCTGTTATTGGTAACATGGGTAGTGAAACAAGGTTTGACTTTACAGCTTTAGGAGATGCAGTAAATTTAGCAGCAAGAATGGAGAGTAGTTGTAAAGAAGTTGGAGAAGATATTGTCATAGCTCAAGGAACAGCAGAGCAAACAGACATAAAATTAGACAGATTAGATGATATTTATGTAAAAGGTAAAGAAAAACCTATACAAATCTACACAATTTCCGAAAATGCTCTGAGAGCTTCTTAGAAGCCCGTGGTTAAATAATAGGTCTTTTTGAAGCCAAGGTATTACTTACCCTCTAACTTTGCAATACAGAGCATTCTGTGAGGTCAATTTTCTCTAATTGCCCTGTTTTATAGTGATTGTTGAAGAACTTCCACCATTTACTATAATTTGTGTACTTTTTCCATTTTGTACAAGTATAACAGTATATGAACCTGTTTTATCTAGGTCTAATCTTACTGTATCTTCTAATGATTTTAAGAATGTTATAATATTATCCGTAGCAAAAGTATTAACTTGGGTGTTAGAATCAAAACCCATAGTAGTTCCTTTCAAATCTAAGTCAGCTTTTAATAAAGTTTCTGTCTCGTCTAACTCATTTACATCTTGTATTATATCTAACAAGTCTTCAAGAAAGTTTACATCTAAATAATTAACATCAAGTTCAGTAAACTCTAACTCATCTTCTGCAAGATAGTCTACTTCTAAATCATCAAACTCAAGGAAGTCAGCATCAAGAATATTAGAAACGCTACTTCCATCCTCTCCCTGTACATCTATGTTCTCCTGTGGTGGGGTTACTATTAACATATTATCTAT